TTCTACATCGGGTACTACAGGATCTTCAGTAAAAATAGTAAGACCTGTCATTTCGAAATGATCTTGCGTCATTACTGCCACACGTCTGTTGTCAACAATAAAAGCAATTTGACTGTTTACAGGTTGAGCTATATACGGTCCTATTGCAGGTGAAAAGGATGCTGCTGGTAGTGCATTCTCTTTGTCGAATACAATGACTCTGGTATCGTCTTTAGTGATTTGAAATGTAGGATTTAATTGAATTGCATCATCTACATAGCGTTTGTTCGGAACATCGTCATCGTCTAACACTCGCTGTTCGTAGTTCACCGTTCCTGTTACTTTTACCACTCCTGTGCCTGCACCAATTAGAATTAGGTCGCCGTCGTCAGTGGCAGCGTCAGTGAGAATCTGTGACAGTTTTAATTTGCTATCAGTATAATTAAAACCGTCTTCAGGAGTACCTTGAGCTATTTGCCAAGTTTCATTAGCTTCGTCCCACAGCAAAGCAGTTGGCGCAACTTGACTAGAATCGATGTTATAACCTCGATCTATCTGTACGCCAGAATAACCTAGTGTAACACCTTGTCCAGTTTCGCCGTAGTTGAGAATAATAATATTGTCTTGAACATTCAAGTTTGTGGCTTCAACCGTGAGTGTTTCTCCCAATACAATGAGATTGCCAGTTATTCGGACTTCACCTACATTAGGACCGGTGTCCAGCAGAATAGTACTGCCTTCTCCGGTTTTAATATTGTAGTCACCGCTAGATTGTACTGTACGTCCACTCAGTGCCATATACTATCCTTGATTAGCTAACTTGTGTTAGAACAATATAGTCTGCTGAAGAATCGCTTTCTAAGTACCATGTGTAACGAACACCGTCATGGTTAGTAGCAGTATTGTCATCTTCACCTCTATGAATGCCGCCACTTAGTACTGGCACAGTTGGAAAGCCGTAAGCTAAACGTTTTGTTAGTTTACGGATTGGCACTAGGCCAGCTGAAGTTCCGGCTGATTCGCCGCCTGCTGTTCCAACCACTGGGGAACCACGCATTAGGATTTCACCGTTGGCATTAGGTGTAGTATCGACTAATTTTCCTACTTTTCTAATACCGTCATAAAACAATGCTACACCTGCACCTGTGGCTGTAGCTGCATTGGAAATAGTGATAGCTGATGTACTATCAATAGATTCAATCACAGAACCTACTGGAATACCTACTCCGTGTATTGCAGCTCCAACTGAAAATTCATATTGAGCATCTGTAGGATCTGTACTTACTGAAGTAATTGATTTACTTCCAGAAGTAGTTACCCCAGTTACTGCGCTGCTCATTCCAAACTGTCTTGCAACTACAAAAGTGTTAGCACCTCGTTGTTTAACAATAGAATAGTCTGTAGCTAATGCACTGCTAAAATAACCGCTTACTGTAATTCCAGTATTTGTACCAACACCATTTCTAATAACATCAGTACCAAATATATCTTTCTTTAATGAACGTCCCATTTGTTTCTCCTAGTGATTTTTTAAATCATACGCGGCGGGTTCCGCATAAGTCCGATTTTACGGCTCTTACTTTATGATACTTTATTTATCCGCGACTTAGCATAGCCATCAGTTCTAGTTTTTCAACTGTGCCTAATACTTGATTGATAGCGTCTATTTCTAGTTGTGCTTTTTCCAAGTAGCTTCTATTGTGTGTTTGTCTATGCATGACCATAATTTTACTGTGCTGTTGTATATGCGAGTCTATAATTTTTTCTATTTGATAGACATCGTGTGCAAACATAGGAAAACGTTTGCGCCAAATCAAGAACTGTTTTCTTAATTCTGTAAAGTCTTTATCGCTTTCTATTTGCATCAGATATTTAAGTCAAACAAAAAGGCTCCGAAGAGCCTTTTTGAATTTTGTTGTAAAAGTCAGCTATTAAGCAAACTTAACATTACCGCTGGTGATAGCAACGTTAGCCAAGTAGTCAGCTGCGTTACCTAGAGATGATGCTGTGTTAGTCAATTCAACATAGCCATAACGTGTCATGAATGATACGACTGGTTCGAATGTTGATGGATCTAGTACAACTCCACTGCTCATCAATGGAATGTATGGGCAGTAGAAAGCGGCTGCATCAGATTCTGAAGAACCTTTGTAACCAATTAGCACTGGAGCACTGTCAGCGGCATAACCGTTAACATAGATCTTCATAGCACTGTTCAATGTACCAACAAACTTGGTGTTTGTAGGAGCTTCGAATGTACCTTCTGTTGTTCTTGCGAACGCAGAAGTTGTAGCACTTTGTAGAATTGTCAATGCAAACGGACTAACAACTGCAAAGTTGCCTGCGCCACGACGTGTACGCTGTGCAATGATGTTGCTAGCACGATTGATCTGAACAGCTAGAGCAGCGTGTTCGTCACCAACGAAAGTAGCAGTACCACTAACAGTAGCTTGGTCGTATGTTAGTACGGCTGTGCCAGATAGTGTTGTCAAGCTACGTAGAACTTCTTGATCGATCTCAGCTGTGATCTCTTGTGCAAGAGCAGCCATGATTTCTGCTTCGATGTCAATGCCTTGTTGGGCTTGTGCATCTTGAGCAGCTTCAAACGTCCAGCGAGCTGATAACTTACGTGTCTTAGCTTCAACTGTTTGTTTCAAGATCTGAATGCTCATTCTGTTACCAGCTGCACCTTCTTTGGCTGCTGTTGCATCAGCTCTGCCATTTGTGTTACCAGAATATCCTTCTGCAACCTTAAATGGTGATAGAGCTTCTTCACCAGCACTTGCACTGTCACCAGTACTGCCTGTGTAGTTGTCTGCGTAACGAACACGTAGAGTGTGGATTTGACCCACTGGGCCAGTCATAGGCTGGACACCTACCAACTCGTTAGCAATAACTGTTGGCATTACACGTCTAATGACGGGTAGAATAACACGGTTAAGTGTTGCGATATTGCCGGCGGATGTGGCTCCAGCAGTGGCACTCTCTGCCAAATACTTGCGGGTATTTTCTAGAGTAGTTGCCATTACTGAACGCTTGTTACCTTGAAGACCTTCTAAAAGAGCTTCTTTGGTTTCCGACCAGCGTGACTCGAGTAATTGTGACATTATAGTTCTCCTTAAACTTTTAGTCCCGCAAGCCTGCGGATGTCAATGATTTCAGCAGTTTTATCTTCGCTGCTGATTGATTGTGCCTGTTTGTTGCCTGTGATTTCTTTTGATTCTGTAAGTGATTTTTTGACTGGCACTCCACCATCCATTACAGCTGGTAAGTATTTGTCAAAAGCCACGTGTAGTCTGTCAGTTTGAATAGATTCAAGCAACTGTTTCATTACTTGTTTTTTATCGCCGCCGAGTGGACCAAGCAATTCGTTCATTGTTTCTTTACGAGTGGCTGAGTCTTTGGCAATGCGTAATTCTGTTTCACGACTTTCAACTAATTTTTGTGTGTCTGCAACAATCTTTGCTGCTTCTTCAAGTTCTTGCTCTTTTACGGCAAATGCTTTTAGAAGTTTAGCGGTTTCTGATTTCTCATTAAGATGGCTGGCAGCATATTCGCTAGCAAAACTTTCAAAAATTCTGCGACCAAAATCATTTCTACGAGCAGCTTCAATGTCTTCACGCAATTGATGCATTTCAGATTTAAGTCCTTTAGAGACTGTTTCTTCAATGATTTTTGCAGAACGGGCAACAAAATCTTTCTTGATAGCTTCAAACTTGGCCTTGCTTTCGCGAACCAATTTTACTTTGGTTTCGGCTAAATCTTTCTTATCTGCATGGAATTCTGCGATTTCTTTCGCTAGGGCATCCACGATAAAGGATTCTAATTGTGTTACATTGTGTGCTACACGTTGGCGATCTTCATGCAATTCAGCCAGCTCTTTACGCAGATTGTTCATGACAAATGATTCCATTGCGGTGGAATCTTGTATCATTTTTTCTGCATAACGTGCTCTGGCATCAATGAGTCCTTGACGGTCTTCAGCTAGCTCGCCTAGTTCCGCTTGTAGGCGGTCCGTTAGCATAGCTTCTACAGCTTCAACCATAGCAGACTTGTCGTGTTCGTATTTTTGTGCGAACTCTTCACGAAGTGTTGCGGTGACGTGGTCACGGTTTTCTTGAATTCTGCTTTGCCAAGCAGTTTCAATTTCCGATTTTATTTCTTCGGAAATCACATTGTTTTCAAACAATTGTTTTACGATGTCTAGCATGTGATTCTCCTACTGTTATTTGAGACCTCTGATGATTTTCACCAGATTCTCTGCTAGGTACTTTTGTGCCTTGGGGTCGCCTTGAACTTCTTTTGCCATTGTAAATGCCTTATATCCACCTGTTGTATTCATCAAGTGTTCGTATACTGGAGTTGGGTAAGCTCCCGGGGCGCTGGGTTGTGCCACAATGTCTACAGTGATTATTTCAAATCCCTGAACATTACCACTACCATCTACCTCGCCTGAGCCTCTGCTCGATACACCCAACTTCACTCCCGACTCCAACATGGTCTGTACTAGATTGCCCATTGGAGTGGGAATTATTTTTAGTTTTCCGTAGCCGTTAGGACCATCCATCCACATCTTGGTAATCATATGACTAACACGATCTAGATTGATTTTTAAATCCTGCGGGTGATC